GCAAGACGAATGCCGAGGCTGGCATCCCCATCGAAACGCAGCTTGAGCGCGAGGGGTGGACAGACGAAGAGATTGCCGAGATGCAGAAGGTCGACCAAGACAAGCAGACGCGCAGCACGACCATTGCAGACGTTGCGATTGAAGACGCCCGTAGGCGTGCTGCCGCTGGGATTGTTCCGGGTGTGCCGAATGCGACGGTGGCTGAATGATCCCCATGCACGACAAAGCCGCCCGTAGGCGGCTCAATCAGAGGCTTGGTTGGTGCTTGTCAGTCGGACTCAAGATCGACGCCGGCGAGGAAGTTCTGGCGACTCCATGTCCGGGGGAGGCCGATGCGCGGGTACTCGGTCACGAAGTCGATTGCCGTGTCGCCCGAAAGCTTGGCGACGGCGGCGTTGCGGGAGAGGAGTCCGCTGCTCGCGGTGCGGTATGCGCAGATGTTCGTGTCGTCCATCCAATTCTCACTCCTGATTGTCTGCGTCTCCGTCATGACTTCCTCCTCCGTAGTCCCTCTGACTGCCCTAAGTATACCATCCCGCACGCCCGTGTCAACCCTTTTTCTGGCGTTTTCGCAAACTTGTCTGATTCGGCAACCGCATGATTCAGGAGTCCGCAGTCGTGAGGGTAGTCCGTGGCTTCAAGGCCGCGATTCTGGCCCGTGAGGCCGCTCAGATGGCAATTCTCGCGGACCGCTACTTGCAGCTTGAGCTTTCACTTGAGGACACCATCACGGCGCTGTCTGAGCAGGTCGCGAGGCTTGAGTCCGAGGGACGCGCGACCTACTGGGCAATCCAGAAGCTGGAGACGTACCAACGCTATCAACTCAAGCTGCTTGCCGAACTTGACGCGTACAACGCATGGGCGGCCGAAAGTATCCGCGCCGGGCAAGTGGAGATGGCTGGCCTAGGCGCGGAACATGCGAGGGCCGCCGTCAGGGCGGCGCGTCCGGGCATCGGCTTCTCTCCTATGGAGCTGGACGAAGAGGAACGCCTGATTGCAATGGCCGGATATGCGTCTGACGGTTCCCCCCTGTCCATGCTCCTGTCTCAGAGCGGAGACTTTATCAAGCAGCAAGTACAACAGTCGCTCATGAACGCCATTCTGAAGTCGCAGAACCCGCGCGTAACGGCCCGTGAGATTCGTCGCAATACGGGAATGGCCCTGAATCGGGCTCTGGCAATCTCTCGCACGGAGCAGATGCGCGTGTACCGCGAGTCCACGGCGGCAGGATACAAGGCCAACGGCGTACAGCTCATGCAAAGACTGGCGGCGAGAGACCCAGCCACCTGTATCGGCTGCCTTTCGATGGACGGCGAGATTAGCACCACGGACGCGTCGGTTGACGATCACGTTTGTGGTCGGTGCACTTCGGTACCATATTTCGGTGAAGGCCAGTCGGAGATGGAGTCTGCCAAGTCGTGGTTTGATCGTCAGCCTCCAGAGACGCAGCGCGCCATGATGGGCGACACGCGCTATGACCTGTACAAGTCAGGCGAGGCGAAGTGGAGCGATCTAGGGCAGCACACACACGATCCCGTTTGGGGCGGCGGTATCAGGGCGACTCCCGCAAAGGATTTGCCGGGATACACGGGGCGCACAAGGACGAACCGTCCAGAGCCTAGGGGGGCAGCGGCGCGTAATGTCGAGAAGATGACTCTTGACGATGCGCTGAAGGAACAGGACTTTTGGGATAGCGTTGCAGGGTTCGATCCCCCAGGCCGTGGTGAGATAACTGACGAAGACTTGTGGAAGCCTGTGGACGCGAAGAAGGACATCCAAAAGGCCCTGTCTGAGCGGCTGCGTGGGAACGCCGACTTTGATCGTCTAGCCCGTAACAGAATGATCCCGAGGACCTCCAAAGAGGCAAAGATATTTGACGCGCTACCAGACGATGCCGCGCGATTGAATTATGCTCGGGAGCAGGTTGTCAAAGAACTCATCGACAACTGGGCGGAGACATCTGGGGACGGAAATGCCATAGCGTGCGCCCTGCAGCGCGCCGCTAGTCATGAATTCAAGCTAGAAAAGGCCGCGTTCGGTCATTTGAGCGACTTCTCGGCGGCAGACATCGCCAGATTGGGAGACACCGAAGACCTTAGCGGCTTGCGGGCATTTCTGCGCGCTATGCACGGAGAGACGCAGGACTACTTCGCGGCTCGCGGCATTACGTCAGTCACTGCATATCGAGGCACTAGAGAGGGGCTAATAGATGGATTCGGGAGGGTGCGCGTTACCATGCAGCCGATGTCATCGTTCTCAACTGCGTTCAACACGGCGGTTGAGTTTGCGGATGGAAGTTCAATTATTGCGATGCGTGTTCCCGTCAACCGCATCATCGGAACATGCCGCACCGGATTCGGATGTCTGAATGAACGCGAGTTGATTGTACTTGGAGGCGAGCATAGCGCAGCCGCCGTCAATCTCCATAGATGGTCTAGCGGGAAGCTTTGGGCGACGCTTTGGCGAGCGATGAGGGGGGAATCGGGATGAGTCTGGTCAACATCGACGCTCGGATTGAGAATGCAGACTGGACTAAGAAGACGTGGGATTTACCGCAATCTAAAGATGAACTGCTTGATCATCTTGCGTTCAGCGGACAAACCGTCGAAACGTTCAAGGCACTTCCCGCCTACGCGCTCAACAAAGACAAACTCGATTGGCTCAAAACCCTATGAGCGAACACAACCTAGCTGCTCAGATGGCAGCATGACTCAGGAGTCGAGATGACCGAAGAGACGAACACAGAGACTACGGAAACGCAGACCACGGAAACGACCGAGACTGTGACGGTCCCGGCCGACCTCGACGCCTACCTCGCGACGCTGCCCGAAGAGACGCGCACGCTGGTAGACAAACTGCGTACCGACTGGCACGAAGGCAAGGTGACGGGGCTCAAGAGCGCGCTTGATAAGGAGCGCGACGCCGCGTCAAAGGCCACTAAAGACCTCCGCGAACTGGCCAAGACGGCCGACGCGGATACTGCTGCGAAGCTCGAAAAACTGGCGACTGAGAAGGACGCCGAGAATGAACTGCTTCGCAAGGAATCAACGTTCTACCGTGAAGCGGCGACTGCCGGTGTACCGGCTGACAAATTGGCGCGTGCGTGGCTTCTCTGCCGCAACGCCGATTACTTCACCAAGCGCGGAGACCCCGATATCGCTGCCATGAAGGCTGAGATACCGGAACTTTTCGCCGCTCCACCGACCACGACGCGGACGAATGCCGGGACAGGTACCCGACAAGAGGCTGCCGTTGTCGAGGAAGACCCCTTGCGCGCCGCCGTTGCGCGGATGCGCGGGCAAACCAGAATCTAACCCCAAGGAGCAACCGTGGGATATTCAGACTTCATCACTGCGACCGCGACGGACCCCCTTATCCCGACCGAGCACAGTCTAGACATCATCAAGGCCGCCAAGGAAAAGTCTTTGGCAATGTCTCTCGGTAAGCGCCTCCCTAACCTCGCGGGCTCTAGTCGCACGCTCAAGGTTGAGGACACGTTGGCGAGCGTCTACATGGTCAACGGCCCTAGTGGGGTCAACCCTCCGGGCCTGAAGCAGACCTCTGATACCAGTTGGCGCGACGTTGTGCTGACTGCCGAAGAGCTGGCCGTCGTGGTCGTGGTTGGGCAGAATCAGCTCGACGACTCGAAGGTGCCCATTTGGGAGGAAGTCAAGGACCAGATTGCCGCGAAGATGGCCAAGGCCATTGACGAGGCTTCGTTTGTCGGCACTGTCGACGGCGTTGCCGTGTGGCCTAGCTGGCCTACGGGCGGTATCCGCACTCACGCCGTGAACGCGGGCAATACCGTGGCCTTCCCGACTGGCGTCGACCTCTACGCGGACGTGCTCGGTGCCTCTGGCATCTACTCGCTCGTTGAGGCAGACGGCTACCAGATTGACGGCGTCGTGGGCGCTATCAGCATGAAGTCTCAGCTTCGTGACTGCCGCGACGGCCTCGGTAATCCGATTTTCAACAAGGACCCCGGCTCTGGCATGACGTATGAGCTTGACGGTGCACCGTGCTACTTCCCGAAGAATGCGGCCCTGTCCGCTACTACGGGTCTGCTTGTCGGCCAGTGGGACCAGTTCGTGTATTCCATCCGCCAGGACCTGACCTACACCCTGAACGATACGGGCGTCATTTCCGATGCGGCTGGCAACATCGTGGTCAACCTCTTCCAGCAGGACTCTGTTGCCGTGCGCGCCGTCATGCGCCTTGGCATCGCCCTGCCGAACCCTGTCAATATGACGCAGGAAACTACTGCTTCTCGCTCGCCTTTCGGCGTCGTCACAATCTGAGGCGACTGAGAATCGAAGGGAGATAGCATGGGTTTGTTCCCCACTAAGTTCGGCTCTACCGGGTCGGGCACTAGCAACGTTCTCACCGCCGCTGAGCTGGACATGCTCGACGGCGTGACCCCCGGCACCACGGCGGCCGGCAAGGTCGTCACCACGGCGGCTGTCACGAACAAGGTCGCGGCAGTCGATATCACGGACCTCAAGGTCGGCGGCACGTCTGTTACCGCTACGGCGGCTCAACTCAACCGTACTGCCGTTACTACGGCTGGTACGGCAGAGGCCAGCAAGGTAGCCGTGCTCGGCGCGTCCAAGAACCTCGACGAACTTGGTCTGCCCGTCTCTGGTCTGAAGATTGGTGCTGCCGGTGCAGAGGTCGCTGTCACTGCGTCTGCCGCTCAAATCAACAAGCTAACCACACTGACCTCTAGCGCCGCGCAGGTTGACGCTGCCGTTGCCGGGACTCCACTTGTCTACCGCACGAGCCACCTTGCTGCGGCTGTCACTGCTGGTACGGGTGTCGCTGTCCCGGCGGTTGCTGGGCAGCGTTTCCACATCATGTCTATCCTGATGCGGGCCACGGGCGGCAACGTCTCCGGTCCGGCCACGGTGGGCGTCAAGGAAGACGGCGGCGCGATTTTCCTCAGTCACGTCATCGCCGACCTTACGTCCGGCGTCTGGCACGACCTCGTCACTGGTACTGCCGTTGTCACAGGCATGACTTCCGGCGGAACCACGGCCGTCGCGAACAAGGGCATGTTGGTCTACTGCGCGGGCGGCGACGCCACCTACGCGACCGCCACGGGCCTCGATATCGTCGTGTGCGGCTTCTACACCACTACTTGAGCATGAACGCGGGGCCGGGCTTTGGACCCGGCCCCGCTAGAAGGAGACAACATGGCACTCGCCCCACTGATTCACGGCAAGGGTAGTCTGGCCTTTGCGCTCACCGGGCAGCTTGCGCACTCTGCGGATGCGGCTGGCACGGTCGGCTACATTCAGAACCCCGAAGACGTGGCTATCATCGTCACAAACTGCGTCGTCTACGGCATCACGAACTCTACCGGCGCGGCTAACCTCACGGTGGGTCACGCGACTACCGTAGCTGGCGCGCACGACACTACGCAGCTTTTCGCGGCTGCGGCTCAGGCTGCCTCGGCTGGCACGGCGGTCACCGGCTTCGCTAACGGCGATCCCGCCGACTCGCTGCCCATCGTCCCTGCTGATTCCTACATCTGCGCGTTTGCCTCGGCTAGCACCGTTGGCTATACCGGAGTCTGCTACATCGAATACGTGCGGGTGTAGTCATGACCGCACTTCTGCACGGTAAGGGCGCTTGCACCATCCCCGTCACTGGCGCGACTCTGTTTGCCGGCGGCGAGATGGGCAGCCTGCTCAATCCCGAGGGCGGCGTGCTGATTATCACGCGCGCTATCCTCTACGTTGAAACGCAGTCCACTACGGGCGGCGCGACCATCGCTATCGGTACGGCCGTCAATG